ATTGATCGGCAAAACTTCAAAGTTGCCATTGGTAATTGAAAAGCAAAAAGCATATGGCCCAAAATTCCGCGAGGGTTAATGTAGTTGTAACTTGTCTCAAAGAACCACAAGACGCCTGCATCTGACTCGTTGCTAATATAACGTTTCATAAGGTTTCCTTTATTGTTATCCATTCGATGTGGCAAGCGCGTTATCAACAGCACTTGGCCCCGTAAGATCCAGCCCGTCACCCTGCAAGTCAGGCATTTCCTCGCTGATTGCGTCCATGTCGGTTTCCGTATCCAGATCAGGGCGCAGGAACCCGCGGCGCTTGCGTTCCTCATAATACGCTTCTTTTGACAGCAGGCCAAGGGAAACGTCAGTCTGCATGACTTGCACTTCCTGCGCGGTTAGCGCCGTAATGCCAAAGTCTTTGTTGACCTCGACCGTGATTGATTCCTCTGGCAAGCCCGCATAGAACGCCATCCATGCCAACGCTTGTTCAAGCGCGTCCTTGAGGTTATCCGCCATCATAGACAGCGTGGATGTCTCTTTGACCGCATCAAGCGCCGCGCCTGTTGCTGTCTCGTTGCTTTCGACCAATAGTTGCAAGCCGAGCGCCTGCATTTGAAATTCAAGGTCTTTCAGATCAGTGCGCCCAGCGCCAATCGCCTGTCCTGAATGCTCGACCCACGACAGCTTGGCATCGGCATCGCGTGACGTGACAGCTTGGCTTGCGCTGATAACTAGCGGTTCATCGTCACCGCGACCGGACGCAAACAGGATCGGAACGCGCGCAAAGTGCAGAATGTTGCGCTGGTCAGACTGCGATTGCCAGTGCGCAATGTTCACATCGGCCAAGTCTTCCAATACAGGCTCGCCCACAAAGAAGCCCGTGCGCTGCGCATAGAATGGAATGACTGTGATTTCTTCCGCGTTGGTCAGGTATTCGTCGTGGATCAGCCACTTGTCTTTGTCGTTCTTGCGGTAGATCCGCACCGACACAACGCCCTCGAACCGCGTCAATACGCGCACTTGGTCAATCTTGATCTGCGTAAACTCGTCTTTCGGATCGTCCTCGGTCACGCTTTCCATAATCCGCAGCATAGACAGCGCCAAGACGTTGTTGAACATTTCCGTCTTGAACCCAAGGATGTTTTCAACGGTTAAATGCACCATATAGGGACGCAGGCCAAGCGTTGTCGCCTGCTGGCGGGTTGTCTCACCTTCGCGCCGTGGTGCATCGACCATGATAAAGCTAATGCCATGCACAAAGCCATCCTTGAACACATCAGACGCAAAGGCGCTGAGGTCTTGCCCCTGCATGTTGATGTCGTCGGCAAATTCCTTTAGGCGTTCTGGCCCTTCGGTAATCTCAATGGGCTTGGCAAACACGCGGCCCGTCATGTCTTTGACCGTCTTGCGCATCCCGTTAAACAGCCATGAGGACGCCAAACGTGCCTTGTAGTCCTCATCAAGTTCGGCCTTGAATTTGGGCAGGTATGTTTTGCCCGCGAGGCGCATGGCATCAGATCCACCCATTAGGGCACGGCCTTTTTCGGATGCTTCAACCATTTTGGCCATCACAGCCGAGCGTTTGTTGACTGTGTCAGACATTTATTTTCCTTAGAATGGCAAAGCGCTTGAGGTCATTGTGCTTCGATCAATAGGCCAGACGCGGTGGACCATATAGCCGATTGCGGTCGTGATGTGTTGTGTGTCGTTTTTCTGGTCTTCCTGAAACGTGCTGCCCTTTTGAAGCTGCACTGTAGCCAAGCCTTTGTTGCAGTATGGCGCGGTGACGGGATTAACGAAAAGACGCCTTTCGCCCGCCGCGTTGCATATCCTTGCCCGCACCGCGTTTTGCCTGTCTTTAATCGCGGGCGCGGCTCTGGAAACCTTGCGCGAGTAGGTCCAGCCGTTTGTTTTTAGAACGTCTTCAATGTCGGTATAGTCAGACGCATGGCCGTGCTTTTCGCCAGCGCGTCCAGCCGGATCGCCGTAGACATCGACGTGCTTATTCTTGTGGTCCTTGTATCGCTCTACAAATTCCGTAGCGGATTGCCGCGATACGGCGCTGGTCAAAACAATCTCATCCAGCAGGTAAAGCGCGTCATTGCGCACAACACCGATTGCAGATGATAGCGGGGTGTAGTTTTGGTCATGCATCCATGCTATGCGCTCATGCGGCTGGATTGTCTCGCTTGTTTTGTTGCCCTGCCCGTAATCCTCATAAATCCGGCCCGTTGCCGTCTCGAAACTTGCCTCGAACTCCTGCTTAAATTGCATTGGCGACATTACGCGCCGGGCAGATTCAATCACGTCCTCCGGTAGAATGTCCGACGATTTCCAGTGATACGCCGCCCAGTCAGGATCTCCACTGTTTAGGGCATATTGATACATGTCATAATAGTGGTTTAGGCCATCTGGCACACCGATAAGCCAGCACCATGCGCGATAGTCGGGGCGCAACGGTGACACGGTATTCAATGCGGGCAGAATGTTAGACTGCCACGCGCTTTCCTTCACGTCCGCGATTTCATCAATGACGCCGCCCGTCCACGGTATGCCCTCAATCCGCTGCGGCTTGTCTAGGCCGATCATGTGGATTTCTGACCCGTTGGGCATGAATATCTTTAAATCGCTCTCACTGGGCCGCTTTGTGTGCGCTGCGCTGAACGTCATTGCCTTCATGTCATCCCAGAAGATCTTCTTGACCTGATCGCGCGTCGGCGCTGCACAGAAATACAATTCGCCCGCGTTCTTCATGGCTTGCTTGGCAACGTATCGCTTGGCCCGTTCTGTCTTGCCGGATCGCCTGCCTGCTGGCACAACTTTGAACCGCACAACCTCGTCGCGAAGCCTTACTTGCTCGGGAATGTCTATCAGATCATACCAGCGTGACGCTTGCCGATCAATTTGAAGCGTCATCCGTTTAGCTTGTCTGCTACTTCGCGCAAGGCTTCGGCAACAGCTTCAGCGCCGTTTAGCCCCGCATCCTTTTCGTTAAACATGCCAAGATGCTTGCCAAGCAATTCCGCGCCCTTGAACACGCCCATTGCGTTGAACGTGTAGGCAGGGGCAAGATCGCCCGACGGTGTTTCGACCAAGACAGCCTCTCCACGTCGATCGAGAACGGCCTCTGCTTGCTTGCATCGTTCCATTGCTGAAAAGATGCTGCTTAGGACATAATCTTGCGTTATATCCGTGCGTTCTGACCTGTCGGCCTGCGCCTCTGCGATATAAGCAGCAACCTTATCATTTCCCAACAGACGATTGCCCTGCTGCTCTGCTGATCGTTCGCTATATCCGGCGCGAATTGCTGCCTGCGTTGCGTTAAGGTCGATCAGGTATTCGTCTGCGAACCGCTGCTGCTTTGGCGTGATTGTCATAGGCTTCCCGCCTTTCGTTATCGTTTAGGCATCCCGCCAAAATAAAAAAGCGCCTAGCCCTTTGGCTAAACGCAATTCTTCACCGCCATAAATACCACGTTTGCGGCGTTAGTCAAGCGCCTAAACAATCAAGCGCGTTGCGTAGCGCTGGCAGGTCGTATGGCACGCCGTCCGCTGGCTTGTCGCACTCGTCCTGTAGAAATGCCACCTTCACGCGCCCGATCTTGTCTCTCAGCGCGTAGTAGGTTTTATACACCGCAGGGTTGCCGTCTGATGGATCAAAGCCCCCCGATGATATGGCCAAGCAGGATTTGCTTTCAGCTATGCCGATTTCTTCTTTGTAAGCATGGTAGACTTCTGAGAACATGCGCGCGTTCTGCGCTTGCTCTTGCGATAGTTTCCGCTCTACCAACAGCCGTCCGATCATGTCACAGGCTATGTCAACGTATGCGCCGCCTGCCTTGGTGTCTGGGGTTGTCCAGTGTCCCCTTGCTAGGCGTTCCCGTGTTGGTTCTGTCGTTGGCTTAAGATGCTGGGGAATGACGCTAGGCAAGGGCTGCGCGTCTATGATCTGCGCGCGCTTGTTGCGTCTGGCTTGGGATTTGCTGGTCATGCTGCGTCCTCCAAAACATCACTGCTTTCCCATTTGCAGTGGTGGCACTTCCACCAGACAAGGCCGTGATCCTGCCAAACATTCATGCACCGTTCGCCGCGTTTTTTGCGGTAGTCGCTGCATTGTGGGCATGTTGTGCGGTGGTGCCCTGTTGCGGGTGGTGTTATGCCGTTGCGTGCGAGGACGTTGTTCATTTCGCCACCTCATAGTGCCAGATCGGTGTGAGTTTCGCGTCTGGGTTTCGGTTTTCGCCGCGCGGCAAGATGCGCCTGCGTTGCACGGTGCCCTGCTTCAAAAGATGGTTAAGGGTGGATCGCAGATTATATTGATCCTCGCCCGTTTCTTGGATGATAAAATGCACGCTTACTGTGCCGTATTTTTGGACGATCTTAAGTGCAAGTTCACGACGTTGGTGGTCTGTGGTCGGATGGGATTTCATGCCCGCAATCATCAGGCGCTCCATCGCGCGGGCGGTTTCTGGGCTGTAGCCTTTCGGGTCGCGGAATGTGTGGGTCGGGATGTTCATTCGCCCGCCTCCGATATCAAGGCGCGAAGGACAGCGATCAACCATGCGCGGGCGGGGATGTTATTGTCAGACCTGCCAAATTTTGAATTAACAACGCCGTAGTTACAGACCTCAATTTCTTCGTCATGGTGGCGGGTCCACCTCCACCCTGGAAGCACCGCCTCATGCAGCTCCTTAGCCGCATCAAGGGATCCGTTGTAGGCATT